TCCTCTGATCTATGTCACTTAATTAATCTAAGTGGTCATTTTATTCTTATCGTCATTCAACTTTTTATACTGGCCCAGCAAGTTTTAAACCATCTCAACCGTGCCTTAGCTAGATTCATTATCAATTCCAGTCAATTTTTTAAGTTGATTATCTGTCACGGTCCAGACTAATTGATGATTGAACATTGAATCTAAGTAAGATTGCACTAGTTATTAGGTTGATATGCCATTACTATCAGGTATCTAGTAATATTTCCTGATTCTAAAAGAATAGTCATTCTAATTATATAGACTTTAGCCTACCTTATAAGGGTTGTCCAACATTTAAATAACCACCTCTTTACCGATCTCCCATTTGTAATCTAACAACTATTGAACATGTTAATTAGTTATCCCATTACAGTTAGATCCACTCTCATAGCGTTAAGCCTATTGCAACAATTTGGTGTATATCTTAAGTAATTTAACAAATACCTAATAATGTCTTCTAGTCATAAACTGTTTATGCTTCCGAATATATTCAAGTAGTCTACTGTGAGTGTCGTAAATGCCTTCTTCTGGAAATGAATATCTCGATAGTAATGAGATGACTTTAAGCATATTATATTCTATGGCACTAGGGTGCATGTACTTTTGACCTTCATTGATGACAAATTAAGGTAAGTTTGTTTTGTCTGATACTATCATGAGTTTCCTTAACATTTTAGACACCTGTGGTACCATAATAGGTCCATAGTCGTCTGTTTTAATCAAATTACCACAAAACTCAAAGTGATCATGTTCTATTCTTTGGTCATAATTCGATAAGTAATATCCTCCTGTGGTCTAAAAACCTATCTGACCAAATGTCTTGTGTATGTCGTCCAAAAGTTCATCATCCATGTGTTGGAAAAACCCTATGAAATCATCGCCTTCTGCCAGAAAATGGTAATTAACATCTTCTGTAAACCCATTTCTAGAAAACACGTACTTCATAACCAGGACATTAATGATAGTGTTGCCTAATGCTGTCATCAAAACTCCCGATTTTCTAGATTACGGTGATACTAAAGTGAAGTATGCACCATTAGATACTGACGGCATAGAGTTCGTTTGCTTGTATGAAAATTAGTTGAGTGACAAATGTTTATACAGTGAGTCTATGAAGTCATTTTCTATGTTCAAATAGACCTCATTAACTGTCGAGTCAAATTTGCTAAAATCCAATATTAGTGTATGTTTGGCTTTTTTCAATACTTAGTTGAGTTTGGTATTGACCTACCCTTGGTTCATATGTTTGACAAAATGACCCCAAATAAATTTTTCACAAATCGCAGTGATGGCTTCGAATTCAGATATACCTAGTGTTCTAATTGTCTCTTCCAATGGTTAAACTAATCTATTGGTAACTAACTACCCTTTTTATGCTTCTCTCTTGTTAAAAAAGGTGTATTGGGCTTCAATATTTCCTTTGTGAGGTTTGTATTTAATTCTATTCTTTCTATCATCATCATAAAAACTATACAAACTATTTATGATGCGTTTCTTGTCTTTCGATTTTTTGTTTGATTACTAAGTGTGTT